TAGCGCCTGGGTTAGTGTCTCCATATACTGAAGAATCTCCATCATATACATTTCCGGTTGATCCCCCATATTGGAAATCTAGGAAAAATACTAGACCTGAAGGTAAGTTCATTGGCTGAACTGAAACGAATTCTTTAGATGCAATCTGTCCGAATACTTTTCTTACCAATGGTAAAGCAACACCTGCCCACTGAGAACCTGCTCCGCCTGCAATTGCTGTACCGTTTTGAACAGTAGATGATTGTTCTACAACTAACTGTTTTGCTTGGTTTTCAAGAATCATTGACATATTGTTCTTATGAACGTCATTTTCGAATCCTTCTAATAGTCCTGTTTTTTCCCACTTGTCTGCTAATCTAGCAGCATCACTCTGCATGTTCTTCCAGTTGGAAGCAGAGTTTTCTAAAAGTGAATTTAATTGACTCATTTTATTTATTTTTTATTATTTATAATTTATTTTAAACCTGCCAATTTCTGAAATCTAGCCACCATAGGGTCAGTTTCAACGATTGGATTTTTAGTTTTCTTAAAGTTACCTGTTGCTTTTGAGGCAGAACCTAAAGATTCTCTGATTGGAGATTTTTTAACTTTTAAACCTTCGTTTAATGTTTCAAATACCAACTTTGTTTCTTTTATTGTTGCGGCTTTATCAAATGCACCTAATACTTTTACTTTTTCGCTTTCAGTTAAGCTTTTAGCTTTAAAGATTTTATTAGTGTATAACAATTTAGCGTTTAACAAGTTAACTTCATTTAATTCTGATTTCAAAGTTTCGATTGCTGAGTTTGCTTCTTCAAGCTCTTCAGCTAATCCTACTCCTGAAGAACCGGGTCTTGTAGCTGCTTTGTTTCCTGATTGAGCATATTTCTTTGGTTTTTCATACTCATCAGACCATTGTTTAAATGCTGCTAATTTTTCTTTTGTCCAATTTGCGGCACTTCCAACTGCTTGAGCAATTGCTACGTTTACTGGGTTTGGGATTGATCTTGTAGCTCCTCCTGATCCACCTCCTGGTGTTACAGTTAGTTCTTCAATATCATCTTCATTTACTTCTTCAGTAGATTCAGTAATCTCTACTTCTTCTTCAGAATCCATAACTTCCATACCTACTTCTTCTTCGGTATCTTCTTGTTCGAAATTATCACCTGCCTCTAGATCGCCTGAAGCAACCATATCTGCAATTACATCTTCAATGAATCCTTTTAGGTCTTCATCAGTCATATCATCAAGATTAATTTCTTCATCTTCAGCTTCTTCAGCTTCTTCAGATTCATCTTCTTCCGCTTCTTCAGCGTCTTCTGATTCTTCTTCAGTTACTGTCTCTTCTTCGATGTTTTCTTCTGAAACTACTTCTTCTGTGACTGGTTCTTCCTCGTTTAATTCAGTTTCGATTTCTGCTAAAATTTCATCTAGATTAAGTTCTTCATCTTCTGTTACTGTTTCTTCTACTGTTTCTTCGTTTACAGTTTCTTCTACAGTTTCTTCAGAAATTTCTGATTTAGTTTCATCTTCTTCTAATTCCATTTCTTCTAACTTTGCAGCTAGCATAGATTTTAGTTGAGGAGTGAAAGCTTCTTCTAGTGCTGCTTTAGCATTTGCGATAGCTGTTTCCTTTACGGCTTTGGCGTCAGCGATAGCTTCTTTGAGAATGTCTCTCTTTGCCATTGTTCCTTAAATTTTATTTTGGAAAGTACGTTTATTGGGAAAACGTAATAGATTTTATTTTTTGTCCATGCTATATAGATAAAGATAGCATATTTACGATTATACGTATATGAGGATTCTTAAAAGTCGCTAGAATATAGGACAGTTTCCATTTGCACATAGTATTTCTGTTACTATACTATTTGCTTTTGTGTATGGGTTAATGTTGTTTTCTTTACCTTCTTTCAGTGTCATAAATGAACCTGGATTGGATGGTGTTGAAACAAAATCCCAACATAACAATTCAAAATCATCTTGTACTTCCATTAACTCACCATTTTGTTCTAATGAACCCATTCCTCGGGATGATACACCTAGTGTTATACCACTTTCAATTAGAGATTTTACTATGTTTCCTGATGGAGTTGGTAGGATTTCTATTGTACCTATTACATTATCTCCGTCCCAACTTATTTCTTTAATGTTGTGTGAAACGTTTTTTAAGTTAATTACCTGAGATTCAGGATGATCTAGTTCACCTGTTGCTCTGTTTTCTTTAACTAATTCCATGTACTTATCTATTTCTCTATTCCATAAATCCCTAGAATAGTATCTACCATTACCGTTTTTTACTTCAGCTGTTGCTAGTATACCCTGTACTAGAGGATTACCTCTTTCAGACATTTTACCTTCTGATAATAAACCTTTCGTTGGTTTGAATAGTTGTGTTTCTATAAGTACTTGTTTCATAATTATCTATCTGATGTGTCTAAGTTTAAGGAAAATTCTAATGCATTTTTTACATCTGCTCTAAACTCAGAAAGTGCTTTATCTACTATAGCATCTATGTTAATACTTTCTCCTCTTTCTTCTGCTTCTCTTGCCATTTCTTCAGCTTGAGTTACTATACCATCTATGGAAATAATTGCTTCTTCAGCTTCTTCTTCTTGAACTAATGGAATTTCTCCTGCTACTTCTTTCTTTTTAATAATAACATCAATGCCTTTTTCTATATCATCCATATTTTCTTCATCCTTAGGACCTTCATTTAAATCATAAAAATCCATGTAATTTTGAGATGTAAATCCTGTACCTGTTACCAAACCACCTACAGTTGAAATTGAATGTTCCTTTAACTTGCCATAACCACTTGATTTATGTTCACCTTTTGGTTCTTCTGGTTCATTTAAGCTAGGTGCTTCATTTGTGTAACCTAAATCTTTTTCTCCAAATTGACCATTTTTAGTATAAAATATAGAATCTTTAGCTAAGTTTTTATAAACAATTTCTAGTAATTCGTGGTCTGTTTTTCCTTCGTTTTTAGGATCTTTTAATTCACAATAATACCCCATTTGAATTTGACCAAAAATCATGTTGTTAGGGTTTTTTTCATCCTTAACATCATAATTATGTTCATCTACTTCCTCTACTTCTTTTGAAGGTTTTTTCTCTTCAGCTTTAGCTTCCTCAGCTAGGAAATTTGCGAAGGCATTTTCAAATCCTTCTTTTTTTCTTTCTAGTGGGTTGTTTATAGGTTTTAAACCTACAAAATTTTCAGAGATTATATTTTTCTGTTTTAATATTTTTGATGCTTCATTGAATGTAGCACTGTTTGTAATTAAATTAGGAAATTGACGTTTTGCCTCCTTAAGGAAAACACCTTTGTGACCCTTGTCTTCTTTAATTAATCTATATTGTTCGGTTAGCGTTTTCATTTATCTTGTACTTGTTTTAGTTTCAATTCTATTTCGTCTAATATTTCTAATATGTAATCTGTTGAGACTACTATGGCATATGAACCTGGATTTTCGTTGTAATATTCTGCTGTTTCGTTTTTAGCATTTGATAACATTGGTAAAATGTTATTTATTCTATCTTCTATTTCCCCAAATACATTAATTCTTTTTTGTTGAAAATCATTGTATTCAGACAACTGTTCAGATTCTTTTAATTTTGTTTTTGGTACTGGTTTGAACCCTAGTTTATAGTAATATATGTTGGCTGCTCCTTTGGCATTTTTCTTTTTGTTAAAGGCCAAGGGTGTTGAATAGTGTATACCTTCACCTTCTTCAACCTCTTCTTCTTTTAATTTAATATCCTTTATTTTAAAGTCTTTATATTCTTTATTTTGGGATTGTAATTCTTTCTCTACAGCATATTCTCCTTCATTATCACTAAAATCTCCAGGAATTGTTACTTTTAATTTTTCTTTAGTTGGGTTTAATTCTACATCAACTTCTAAATCTTCATTAGTATGATTTTTTAATTTTCCTACTATTTTTTTTTTAAGATTACGTTTTCAGTTCTATCAGCTAAACTTTCTAAATAATCTAAATCGTTTGAACTTAAATCGTGTTCATTAATAGATTCTTTTAATCTTGATACACGTTCGTATTCTTTTGGATAATTTTTTCTAACGTGTGTTCTGAATGCATTGAATAGTGTAGCTATGTCTTCTGCAAATCCATCTATTACTACATCATCTTTAGCTTTACCTTCTTTTTCTAGTGTGTCTAAAAAGGTTTTTGCTTTAGATAATGCTTTGTAAACAGAAGAAAAATCGGCTACATCAACTACATCCCATTCAATTCTACCAGTTTTATCGTCAATAGCAGAAACCGTAGTTTTTGTACCACGACTAATATCTGTATCTCCTACTTCTATTTCTTTAAGCTTGAACCGGTACATTTGCTGTTTTTAATTCTTCTATTAAATCGTAATATTGTAATAAATTAGTTAAATCATCATCTTTAACTTTAGATGTTTTACCTAATTCTGGTAGTACTTTTATAACTTCTTCTATTTTG